TAATTTATTCTTGGCATCCCAATCGCTAAGGACCTCTTATGTCTGGCCTATTTACACAGATCTCGAACATTCACGGCGCCGACCCATCGTTGTCGTACGAGGACATCGCTCAGGCACTAGGCGTCTCGGTGCAACAAGTAAGGATAGTACTCGCGGCCCCGACACTAGAGGACATCCCAGCGTTGCTCACAATATCCAAACAGATAGCATTTGACCCTTCCGCGCCGGCACGCACGCGCCAAGGAGCAATCGAATTCCTAGTCGACGAACTAAAAGGACGAAACGACGCTCGCCACAAAAACATGGAGGCCAACTCAGAACTTACCACAAGAATGATCGCAACTCTAGAATGCGCACAACATGCCGTTCCAGACTCTATGAGACTGCGGCGCCAACTCAACGTAACTCCCCCAACACTCGATGCCTAAACTTTCCAAAGAAGCTCTCGCGGCCCTAAACCAACGTGCCGCCGACGCTAAACTATCGAAATCAATCGCAGAAGATCCTGCGTTTGCGGATGTAGATATTTCACCATATCTAATCCAACAGTCAGAATCGACAGTTGCTCTGCCCGAGGTTGCTCTGTCTGGACCCCGGCCCACCCCGCCCGGGCCCAACCCGGCCCCGGCCCCCGGCCCAAAATCGAAATATTCCTGGCCAGCAAATCCAAGGGCTTTTAACTTCGCGACTCCGCTTGCCTTGCTTGCTACCTATGCGCCTACGCGAAAGCCTCACTTATGGCAACAAGAGGAACTATACCGAATCGGTGGCGACATTAACCTAGAAGACCTGCCGCGCGCAGAGTGGAAAGATCCTACCCAGAAAGATCCTTACCTATATAACCTTGTCGCGGCTAACGGCTCAGGCAAGGATACCTACTTTATCGCACCTGTTGCCATCTGGGCAGCTATGCGATACATCCGTTGCAAGATTGTCATCACTTCCGAATCGCATACTCAGCTAAAGGAGCAGACATTCCGTTCCGCCATCAACTCCTTGGCCGAGGCGATCAATGCGGCTCACGGAGAAGACATCTTCGAGATGCGCGAACTCAACCTGCGTTGCACCTACACAGGTTCAGAGATTATCGGTTTCGTGTCCGACGAACCGAGTAAGGTCGAAGGGCGACACCCGTTCCCGGAGTCTCCTGACAACAAGATGTTCATCATCGTCAACGAAGCTAAGTCTCCTAAAGACACACTCTACGAAGCCTTCTCCCGTTTCACTGGCTACTCTCACTGGCTTCAAGTGTCGTCACCAGGTGCGCGTTCCGGACAGTTCTACAAGTCTGTAGAAATCTCCTCGTTCGATCGAATGACGCTCGGTAAGAACTTCACACGACGTGTTACTGCGTTCGATTGTCCGAATATCTCTCGCGCACACATCGAGCAAACACGCCTCAAGCATGGCGAGAACTCATACCCATACCGCACGGGTATCATGGCAGAGTTCTGGGAATCTGCGGAAGATGTCGTAATCCCTGGAGAACTACTTGACTATCTGCCGCCGAAGTCCTCTTCGTTCAACCTACCTGTCCGCGCGGGTCTAGACATTGGCCTCGGAGGCGACCCTTCAGAGTTCTGGATAGTCCACGGCAATACTTGCCTACATCACGCAGAGACTTCCACAACTTCACCGAACACGTTGCATCATTGGATTATCTCACTGCTTAAGCTGGGTATTAACTCCTACTCGCTGTTGCCGGAGAATGTGTCTGGAGACGCAGGCGGCATTGGCGCGCCCATCTTGCGCAGAGTATCCGAGGACAACTATCCACTGCGGATGATCAATAACCAAGCTCCTCCGTTCGACACAGACTCTTATGCAAACATCGGCGCAGAGATGTACTTCCGCATTAAGCGTCTCGTAGAGCTTGCGATCATCCTCGCTCCAAAAGAGTTCGCCTGCCATGCGAAGTGGCTTAAGCAACTAACAACCCGCAAATACTTTACCAATGACAAACAGAAGCTACAACTAGAAGACAAGAAGAAAGCCAAGGGCCGTCTAGGATTCTCCCCAGACTGCGCAGACTCCTACGTCCTCGCCTACTCAGGCTACGACATAGAGTCTTTCATTACAGGTAAACCTACAGAAGATATCTCACCCGAAGCACGCATGGCTCGCTTCGTGCAAGAGTACGACGAGAAGGCGTTCGAGAAAGAAGATAAGCCTTTCGACCCGTTCGCCCAACAAACGATGACCTATTCCAACGGCATCTACAACATTGCTTACCGATGAATGCTGATCTTAAAGCGATGCTAGAGAAGCTTAACACGTCCGAACTTGATGAGGTTCTGGAAGTGGTTAGTGATCTAGTGTCCAACAATACAGAAGAGAAAGACTCCGACGATGGCCAGCCTTCTGAAGAGAAGGAGCAATCCGATTTCGCGCAAGACAACATGGTTCCTTACGAACCCGAATACTAATGAATCTACAAGATCCAACTCAGTTCCAATCTGAGTTCAACAGATTGGTTACGTCTCACGAACAGTACTCAGTGCGTATCACGCGCAACCGAGAACTGCGTCGACATCTCATTGACATCGACGCAATGAGGGCGAAGGGCGACCTACAGCCCGGACAGACCTTCGTCGCCGTTCGCACCATTGACACAAACGTGTCGCGTGAAGTCCCTACGTACCTACAGTACATCAAAGGTTCGCGGCGCATGGCCATCTTCGAGCCTGTCGACCAACCTGGCCAATCAGCTACGCCACTTGAAATCGCTGTTACCAACGTACTTCAATACCCAGGCTGGGAGATTGACTACATCCGTTGGATCGACGGCGGCTTGCTCCACGGCTGTGACTATGTCGAGGTAGTCTACGATAAGACTAAGCCCGGCCGAGTCGCTGTTAATCACGTAGGCTCTGATTCTCTTCTCTACTCTCGCGACGCAGAATCCATCGAACAATCTCCTATCGTTGCTCGCGCCTACTCAATCTCTTCCGTAGACTTGTCGAAGTATGTCGCCAGCGGACAGTTCAACAATCCTTCCGCAGTAGAGAAGCTCAAGGCGTATGTAGAGGCTCAACAATCTGCTACGATCTCTGCGCAGCTTGTCCAAGTCTACAAGTGCTTCTACAAACTAGACGGCATCGTCCACGTTGTCTGGTACAGTAAGGATGTCCAAGAACATCTGTCTATGCCTGTGCCGTTCATGAACGGTAAGTGCGTGCGACAGACTACTCAGGTAGTGCCGCCGGGCTCGATGACCTTGGTGCCGCAGACTACCTACATCGACATCCCAGAAGACACGTATCCTTACGTGCCATTCTCTCCGTCTATCACCGAAGAGAAGAAGATCTCTCAACAGCTTGGCCACGCAGAGAAATCAGAGTCTACGCAGAATGCTCAGTCAGTCCTCACGACTGCTGGCATCAATGGATGCTTCGCGGCATCGATGACTCAGTGGTCTCCGGCAGAGGATAAGTATCCTGCGTCCGGCGCGGCTAAGCAGATCAACACAGAGATTCGTCCCGGTAAGGTATGGGATCGCGCCATGCGTCCGTGGGCCGCGCCATATCCTGATCCAACACTGTTCAAGGCTCTCGATCACCTTGACACTGGAAACGCTGCTGCGAACAATCAGATCGCTTGGGCAGTCAACAATCGACAAGATTCGCGTAAGACTGCTACCGAAGTACAGTCCGCGAACCAAGCATCTTCGCAGATCAACTCTGTTCAGGTGTTGTTCTTGTCGATTCCTATGCGCTTGATCGTCTCTCGCGCATATGACATCATCAAGTCGCAGTTCCAGAAGGGTGAGCTCAAGTTGTCTATTCAACCTGAACTGTTCGAGATTGAATACGTTATCAAGTCTGCCGGCGACATTGACTATGTCCAGCGTCAGGAGCGCATTATGTCCATGCAGCAGGACATGCCTCTTGTGATGAACACTGGTGCCGCACAAGCATTCATGGCAGACTACTTGCGCGAACGATATCCTTCGACCGCCGAACGCTACATCCAAGCGATGCAGCAACCTAACGACGTAAACCTTATCTCCTCACTCGCAGGAATGCTACAACAAGCAGTTACAGATGAATCCGGAAACCTTCGACCAGAGTGGCAACCGCACGCCCAACAACTCCAGCAACTCAACGTTCAGGTCCAAAGCCGCATGGGCAACATGGGTCAACAGGGAGGAAACACAGTACCTACTCAACAGCCTCCGACAGGAGCTGTCTGAGGTTACTCGCACGGCAGAGTCCGCAGCACTGAGCCCGACTTCTGCTGATAGTGAACTTCGCATTCTATTGATACGACAAGCAACACTACGACAAACTATTGAGAGGATTGAAATATGCCAGTAGCAACTCCACAAGCACCAACAGCCGTTAGGATTCCCATGCCCGCAGAAACTCAAGGCAGCGGGCTCGCAGCAATGCTGGGCTCGGCGCGAGCAAACGCGCGAACAACGCCATCAAGCGACAAGTCTGCCGCGGGACCTTCGACCGCCTTGGACTCTCCTTCGCCCGGCGCCGGGGACGGCGCGGTAGCGGCGGCACCGGCGAAGAACCCGGACGGCCTGAAGCCCTCGGCGCCCTCGAATCATCCTTCCCTAGCTGCGCGGAGCGCGCCCCCTGAATCCAAGAAACTAAACCACAATGATCCTCAACTCGCCGCGAACGGAAAGTTCACGCTAGATGAGCGTGGAAGAGTTGTGCCTGCGCCTGCCAAAGCGCCAACCGATCGACGTGCGCCAGATCCTGAAAACTTCGAAGCTCTGGATGACGAGACTCCAGAAACGCCAACGACTCCTGAAGCCTCAGAAACTCCTGAGACTCCTGCTGCGCCAGAAACTACTCCAGAAACTCCTGCTGCGCCCGAAGCCAAAGAGCCTCTTGCCTTTACGCAGACTACGCGAGACTACTCTATATTCGATCCCGCGGACGTCGATGCATTGAAGAAGCTGCCGAACGCAGCGTTCAATCGTTTGCGTGAACGGTTTGTTGAGTCCAAGAAGATCAAAGATGAGTTCGATGCTCTGAAGAAAGAAGTCTCCTCGCGTCCTAAGGAGCCTACGTACCTGTACGAGCATCCAGAAGGCTACATGTTGCAGCCTGAGTTCACTAATCTCCTTACCCAAGAAGATCAGTCGAACCAGCTTGTCAACTTCTACCAAGAGCAGCTTGCCAAAGCTTCCGAGGGCGAAGACTTCCAGTTCCTCAACGAACAGGGACAAGTGCAGTCTGTGAAGCTTAACGGACGTGTGAGTGGTAAAGCTAACGCGCTTCTGCAAGTTGAACTGAATAGGTATGTCCAGATGCAACAGCAGGCTAAGCTTGCGGTGCAGCAGTTCCAACACAGGTACAAGCAAGGAGTTGCGACGGTTGGCCAACAGTTGAAGCAACTGGAAGACAAGTTCTTCCCGGGTTTCGACGAGACTAAGCTGTCTGGCGAAGACAAGGCTGTCTACGATTACGCGTATCAGATCACACCTGAGCCTTTGCGTAACTCGCCGCAGACTAGGTTGCTCGCTAAAGCCTACGTTGAGTTTGCTAAGCTGCACTCATCGACTGCCGCACGTATCGCAGAACTGGAGAAGCAACTCGCCGTCGGTAAGCCTAAGCCTACGCCGACTCCTCTGCCTGCCGGCCAAGGTGCCGTCGAAACAGTAGTTCCATTCGAACTGGAAGATTAACCTGGCACGCTCTCTGCAATAAAGCACCCAGAGTAAGTAACTTACGAGTCTCTCGTAAGTCTGCAACAGCCACCTATGGTGAGCGTTGCGGTGAACCTCGTCAGTTCAACCGTAACCTTTCCGTCGGTGGCTTTATCTTTGCCCCGACGGAGACAAAGATAAACTGCACATGCCTACAGTTATTGGTATCACTCCGCCGACCAATGTCACGTACTCCATCCAGGACACAAACGCTTTCACGCGTATGCCTGTCCAGATGGCCGCACAGGAACTCAACGCTTACGAATACTCCTCTGTCTGGGGTAATCAATTCGGAAGCATGCGCTGGAAGCAGAACAACGGCGACATCGTCGTCGGCGTTATGCCCCAGCGTTCTCCCGTTACGTCGCAGACTCATCGCCCGAACAACATTACGTCTCAGGCGAATATCAATACGTACCGGAATCGCGAGCTCCAGAACCAAGCTCGTATCAAGCGGCATAAGTATATGTCGCAGCAGATCAACTGGATCCCCGACTTCCGTGACTTCCGGAAGAACGTGATGTTCCAGATCGGTGACATCGCTCACCAGATTTCTGTGTCGAATGACTTCTTCATTCGGGATCAGTTGCTGCACCTTGCGCGTCACGCGTACCACGTCGGCCGCGGTTCGTCCACCGACACTGCGTACGACGAGACTGTGCCGTACGGCGATCCTACCGATCCTACCGCGAACGTGAAGGACGCCAGCTGGGTTGCTGCGCGGATTCAGGAGCTCGGTACCGGAACGCTCGACTTCCGCACCATCTGTGCTATCCGCGACATGGCCGGCAACGACATTGGCCTCGCGCCTATGGAAGGCTGGAAGAAGGGCAATCCTCGGGACAACGAAGCGGCGAAGGGCAAATACGTCCTCATCGGCGCTTCCGAACTCTGGACTCGTTTGACCTACGATACTACGGTCAACAACGTCAAGCCTCTCGCTGAGGATCTTATCCACTCCCGTTTCAAGGGCACCATCTCGGACAACATCCTGTTCCGTCACGATCCTCTGCCGCTGCGGTTCAAGGAAGACGGTTCGCTGCCCGACATCCAGATCGAGCAGGAGTACAACGACGCGAACTACTCCGGCGATAAGGGCTACATCACCCGCTTCCATCCGGAATACCGCAAGGCTCCGGTTGGTGTCGCGTTCCTGATTGGCTACAACCCGATCGAGACTATCGACGTTGGCCCGCCGCCCTCGGAGTTCACCGGCAAGGGTATGTCGTTGAACAAGTACAACGCCCTTAACTGGAATGGTCAGGTTCAGGCCACGCGTAACTTCCTCGTGATGTCGGCCGGTAATCTCGAAGCCAACACCTGGGATGAGCACATCAAACTCATCGCCTCCACCGTTCACGGCGTGATGCCTGTGAATCCGTTCAATGTGCTGCCTATCTTCTATCGTCGTGGGACGTCCGAAGCTCTGGCTTGGTAATTCAACCTCAACATTAAGTAATCACAACATGAAGAAATTCTTCGCACTGTTTGTTTCGCTGTTCCTCGCTGTCGCCGCTTATGCTCAAACTTCTGCCAGCGGCAGCCTGTCGGCCGGACTCACTGTCATCTCGTCCGATCCCGGTCAGTTGGTTTATCTCCAACTGTCTGATTCGTCTGGCTCGGCGAACACGTTCATTGTTTACGACTCTGATTCGGCATCTGTTACTAACCGTACTAAGCCAGCCTACTACAAGCGTACGTTCTACACGACGAACGAGGTGGTGAGTTACACCAATGCACTCGGTCGTGCGGAGTCTGTTACCAACGTCGTTCGTGCTTCGGTGCAGACTCTCGTGGCCTCTGCATCCGCTGAGATGAAGCGTGTCTATACCGTTACTGTTCCTGCGAACTCCACGGTCGTACTCGAACCTGACGACGGGCTGGGTTACACGTTCGGTTATACCATCAAGGCTGTCGGTGCCGGATCGTACAATACGCGCTACTTGCCTATGCAGTAAGCGACTAAACACGAGGGCATACATGGTATGCCTTCCTTTTAGTTTCTTAATTGCAACATATCGCACCTATGACGCCGAAATACTGCTTCGATAAAATTAAACAGCTAACTTCGAGGCTAGCCAATGCTGAGGCTAGGCTGCCGGCTGGTAAGATTAAAGTTAAATTCAATCCAACCAACACTATCGGGGCGGGCGCTGTTGCTGAAATTTCAGTCACAGTTCCGGGTGCCGCTTTGGGTGACGCGATTGCTATAGCTTATCCATCTGATGCAGGTGATCCAATTAAGGCATTTGGTGTCGTGGATAATACCAATGCTGTATTGGTATGGGTGCAGAACCTTAGAGCTTCTGGGTCAATTACACTAGCTGGCGACTGGTTTGTCCATGTGATCAAATAAGCCATGAACGATCCGGTGTCCGCTGCACAACAGCTAGGTTCGTCAGAAGCTAATGTGCAGCTTTGGTTTTTGATTATTCTAGGTATCGCTGCAGCTGCATGGGCTGTCAGGGCGTTTCGTGAAGAGTCTGCAGGTCTGCGTGCAGATCTTAAGGAACAAGCTCGCGCACGCGAGGAATCGTTGGCTCAGCTTATCAAGTGCGTTGACCACAATACATCAGCGCTACAAGAAAATAAAACAGTGTTGGGCAGCGCTATATACCAACTTAAGCGCAGTCAAGAAACGTTGGAGAAATTTACAACATGAGCATCGGAAAGGACATAAAAGATCCCGAAAAGGATTCAACATTTAAGCTCGCTAACTTTGACGTCTCAATTCGTGCACTACTAGCCGTGATGCTTACACTCACGGTATGCGTTATGCACTTGTGGGGACTAGAAGTTAAAGAGCCTTTGTACACATTGTCAACCATGGCAATTGGTTTGTACTTCGGCCAGAAGAAGAACTAACATTATGGGAAGAGCTACTACCACATTTATTACGCCGATCATTCATGCAGAAGATCCTTCATTGGTCCTCGATCTCCAATTCCAACGCGACGGCGCATACAGCGCGCGGCGCGGCCCGTTGCCAACCTTCACCCGGGCAAGCGCGGCTTGGCGTGTCAACAGCGCCGGAGTCATCGTGCCGGCTGCGGTTAATGAGGCTCGGATTGATTACAACCCGACGACGCTGGAGGCACGCGGGTTGTTGATTGAGGAGCAGAGGACGAACGCTACTATTCGGAGCGAAGAGTTTGAGAATGCGGTGTGGGTAAAGGGTTCAACAACGGCTACCGCAAACCAAACACTTTCACCGGACGGAACAGTCGATGCTGATTCGTTATCAGAGGTGGCTGTAAACTCTCAGCATACACTATATTGCAACACCAGCAGTGTCACAAGCGGCACGGCATATACTGCATCTATTTTCCTCAAAAAGGGCACAGGGGCAACTGCGCCTGACTGGATTGGTATTGGATTCCTTGCGGGTGGATTTGGAACGGTTCGGGTGGCTTTCAACGTATCAACAGGAGTCGTTGGATCCACCACTGGATCAATTACAGCACAAGTAACACAATTCGCGAACGGATGGTGGAGGGTGGCAGTGACAGCGACAGCTGTCGCAACTGCGGCATGGGGTACGGTTGTCTTAAATTTCACAAATAACGCAAACACCTCAGCGCCAATCCCAACCTACGTCGGCCAGACCACCTCCGACATATTCGTTTGGGGTGCGCAGTTTGAGGCTGGCGCATTCGCAACGTCTTACATTCCCACTACCACCGCCGCCGTCATTCGCTCTGCCGACCTGTGCTCCATCACCGGAGGCGCGTTCTCCGGGTTTTGGAATGCCTCGGAAGGGACGTTGGTGTTCAAGGGAAGCAAGCCTGCCATTCAAGCCTCCGGAACTACATATGTAGCAGTTGATGACAATACTTCAAATAACAGACTTATCTTGTTTTACTCAACAAATGAATTCTTCGATGTAGTCGCTGGAGGGGTGTCGCAAGCATCTATTTCATCAGGAGTTTCGGTATCTGCGAATACTCGATTCGGGATGGCTGCGCGTTACAAGGTGAACGATTTTGCGCTATCTGTTTCTGGTGGCGCAGTTGGAACTGCTGTGTCTGGCACAATCCCGTCGGTAAGCCAGATGTCCATTGGAAGCCTACTATCCACGCCGATGAGTCTCTGGATTGAATCGCTTCAATACTTCAACCCAGAGACTCAACTCCAAGCCCTATCCACGCCATGAAAATCAAAGACTACCTGTTGCGTTTTGACTCCAAAGAGCAAGCCATCGCACTTGGTCAAGGAGCATCCTCGACCAAGGAAACCAAGCTTGGCGAGGCATCCAAGTACGAGTCCATATCGCACGCTCGATCGAACGGAATCGGATCGAAGTTTGTCGTCAACGACGAGAAGGGTGAGCCAGTCACAATCAAATCGACTCACGCCTACGCCATTGCCGTCATTGGCCCATGGGTTCAACAGGTTGGAGAAGATAAAGAGGGCAACCCGATCATGGAATCCGATGGCCTTCATTGGGTTCTAGTCCGCGACCTCGAAGGTTTGGAAGTTCCGGATGGAGCAGCCAAGCATATCGTCTGGACATCGGACGATGGCGAGCGACCTGAAGATATGCCGCAAGATCATTTTGCATAATGAAAACACTACTAATCCTACTCGCAGCGGCCGCGCTCGTCGGCTGCAAAAGCAACACGGACAAGGCAGTTCTTGTCCGCTCAACAATCCTTGGCTTCGAAGTTACGCCGGGCGGTTCTGGCAGCTTCTCGCCGGGAGTTCGTCTAGGGCTCGTAAGGAATCAATATCTAACGGTGCCAACCTCCACGAATCCTGTGTACGCTGCGCCATTCTACAGCGACACGGACGCAACGCTTGGCGTCTCGACGCAGAAGGTAATCGAGAACATCAAGACGAAGTAACCGCGGGACTCGACTCGGCCCGTCGCTCGCCCTCGCCTTGGGCCTGCGGCGGCCCGAAGGGGCGGCGCGGCCCTGCGCCCATCGCGCAGGGGCCCTCTTTGCTCTAAATGCCGCCGCGAAGCGGCTCCTCCGAAATCCAAGTAACCTCATGTTTGTAGGCACAAGTCCAGAAATCTACAATTCGCTTAGCGCAAGTTACCGCAAATTAGCTGTGACTTGCGCTAATGCGCTTTCCACATCTGTTAAACCTGCTCCATCTACTTTCAATGTAGGTCCGCCTAATACAAAAGGTTCTGGCACTCTTTTCACGATGTGGGATGCAGATGATCTTCCAAAAGAGTTCCGCAATTTTAAGCGTTTCGATACGTTAATTGTTCCGTCCGAACACAATCGAAAGCTTTTCAAGCGATACTTCAAAGGCAATATTGAAGTGTGTCCGCTGTTCGCCGATACGTCTTTTTCGCACCTTCCGCCATCTCGTCCCTTCGGCTTCATCTGTGTCGCACGTGACGACAATATGAATAACCGCAAGGATACCGATCGCCTTCCGGCTCTTTTCACTAAGGCTTTCCCTTCACAGCCTGACGTCACGCTCACGATTAAGATGTCGCCGTACTGTAAGAAGCGCTGGACTTATGACAAAAGAGTAAACCTCCTGTACTCAGAACAGACCAAAGCCGAGTACGACGCAATGCTCAAGCAGCACCACTGCGGAATATTCCTTTCTGGTGCAGAGGCTTGGAATCTCCCTGCTTGCGAACTAGCTGCCATGGGCCGACCAAGCATCTTAATTCCGCTGAACGGTCCTGCAATGTTTACAACGCCACAAACTTCGTGGCACTTGCCGTACACTCTCGTTCCATCTCCTAAAGCTGTTTATAAATCAGTAGGGCGTATTGGCAGAGCTTCTGATTCTGGTATCATTCAAGCTATGCAAGAAGCATATTCAGACCAACTTCTGCTTGCTGAGAAGGCTATTGCGTCCGCCCGTGCCTCACATGAGTTTACGCAAGCTCGATTCTCTCAGCGACTCAGAAGTATAGTGACTCGTTATGCCTAACGGATTCTCTCTAAATTTCAAGAAAGCTACGCTACAGGCTTCACGTTTAATGCGTAAAGCTGTAGGTGCTACGAAGAAGAATCAGGAACTAGTTATTCCTGCTTTTTCGTATCCGTTTAATACGGCTGCAACGGCGTCACAGATTGTGGCGGTTTACTCGATTCCTATTACTACGCCTTGGTCGATTCGTTACCCAATCACTCGTCCATCTTCATCTTTCGTTGCCGTTGTTCGTTGGGTAGCTTCTGGTGTCACGTTCCGTTATAAGCTTTGGGCAGGTGTCGGTGAGCGCCTGGCGGTTCCTACTTACATTGGTGAGACTATTCCTGCTGGCGCAGCTATCGAAATCTGGTCAGCGTTTTCTAGTCCTGCGACGCTCTCTTCTACTTGGCGTTTGCCTCTTGGCATCCTCGAAGATCCCTCTACTCCTAGTGACACAGACGGCACGGACATTAACCCCACCGTTTGTGTTGTGCCATCTTCCGGCTCTCTTTCCACTCATCTAACAAGCTGCGCTGCATAATATGCCTACCGCCGAAGAACAAGTTTTTACCCTTGGTACTGACCTTACGCCAACTCTTGGCGCAGGCGTCGCACTGATTGAACAAGCTATCGAACTAGCTACCACTACCTCTTATCGAGGTTTGGTAATCTATTCAGATACCACTCCAACTACGTCCGGCGAACCTTCTGGTTATCCAACTGGTTGGTACGAGTGGCATAAGCGATGTCTTTGGCTTAAGCCTTCAACTGGTGAAGTCTTCCGCTGGAATGGTACAACGTGGGCTCTTGCGGTTGCCAAGCCGGGTTCTAATACAATCGGAACCGCTGCGTTGATTGACAATTCAGTCACCATCGCAAAGCTTAATCCATCCACAGGTCAACAGTATCAAGTCATCCGTGTAAACGCTGGCGAGACTGCGTTCGAGTATATTGATGCGTCCGACTTGTTTGGTAATAACGAAATTGATATTGCTAAGATTAGCGGATCTTCCTTGGGTTCTTATGTATTAACGCGTAATGCTACGAGTAAGGCTTGGACTGCGTTTGACTCCGCCACAATCATCAATCTTTTTGGTGCTAACGAGTTTCCTATTGATTCACTTGCTCGCGGTTCGGCCTTGCAAGTGCCGATGGTGAACTCTGGTGGAACTGCTATTACATGGGCTGCTGTTCTTTCTGGCATTGCTGATGGAACTTTGACTCTAGCTAAGCTTCAGCCAGTTGTTGCAGACGCAGGCAAATACCTACGCCGCAATCTTACTACAGGCGCTGTAGAGGCTGTTACGTTGTCTACGCCCGTAACTCCTAATATACAACGATCTTCATTTGAAGTTGTTACACTGCCTTCTGCTGGCGCACCTACAGCTACGGCTCATACGCTAAGCGCCACTCCTGACATTGTTCATGGTTGTTTTGTGTGTACGACCATTGACCAAGGCTATGCGGTCGGCGACTGTGTGCCACTAGGTGCAGTAAAACTCGATTCAGGTGTAGGCTCGGCTGATTTTTCAGAAGCTTATTTGTTTTCGTGGGATGCTACTAACGTGGTTCTACATAGAGCTAATTCTGTAGCGGCTGCGCTTATTGCTAACAAGAGTACAGGTACGGTTGGTACTTTTACACCTACTAGCTGGAAGTTTCGTTTTAACGCTGTACGCTTCTACTAACATGTTGCGCAACATCCTTTCCGAACTGTCCGAAGCAACTTCGCTCCCCTCTACATCCCCTGTCAACAGGGCGCAGTTGCTTCGTTACATCAACAGGGCTTATCACGAGTTCTACTCAACATGTGATCTTCCTGGATCTATGTTTGAGCAGACCTTCACCATTGATGAGTCTCAACAGCAAATCTCTCTTCCATGGTATGTCGAGCAGGTGCGAATGATCCGTCGTCCTCTCACTCGTACTAGCCACAACATTGAGAACTTCGCACCTCGTTATCACAGTAATCGGTGGATGCAGCCCTACAAGTCAATTCGTTTCACAGCCCAACGCGCGCTTCATACCCCACTAGCTTTGGAGTCTCAGTTGACTGTGTCGCTAGCCATTGCTCAAACTATACCGTTCAATGTGACGGTGTCCGGCCAAACTCCAGCGGCGGCGTCAGTTACTGAGACTCTTACTTTCCTTCCCGGCGACCTGACTAAAACCACTACTAACCAATTCGCCAAGGATGACCCAATTGGTGTACAGTCTATCTCGAAGTCTGAGATTCTTACTTGCGACTTAACTGTTCGCGATGGTTCGAACACCCTTCTTTGCACAATCCCATCTACACTCTCCAGCGTTCGTCATATCATCCTGATGACGAATGACTACGCTTCTGGTACGTATTCAAACTCAGACAACCAGATCGAAGTTCTCTACAAGCGAACCTTCGTACCAGTTTACAATGATGAAGACGAATTTTGTACGCCGGCACTTGAGAGTGCGATTCTATGGAAAGCTCGTGCTTATGCCTACTCGATGGCGAAGGACGAACTATCGGCGCAGCAGGCGATTCTCTCCGAGCAAAAAGCAAACGACTTGGCGACTCAAGTCTTGAATAACATCGCCGAGCAGACCACTGCTATTATGTCACTCGCCCCATTGCCCGGCGATCAAGCTGCCGTGCGTCATCATAATCCGTTCGCCACTCGTGACCTTAGCCTTCCATTCTCATGGTAAAGAATAATTTCCTAGGCGGCATTCAGACTCAATACTCTCCTGAGAAGTCTGATTTCGACAACACGTACCAACTTCTCACGAACGCACGTGTACGCAATAACGTAGTCGAGCCGGTTCGTCGGCCCGTAGAAATCTCGCCGCCGATCGGCACGCTTCAATGTCTCGCAGCTTTCGACGATAACATCCTATGCTTCGTAAGCGGTACGCCATATTATCGCAAAGTTACGCAGACATTTTGGACGCAGATTACCGGAGCGTCGCTCAGTGCTACTGCGCCTCGTGTCTACGTTGAACCGTTGCCGGGTTCGTCTGTTAACTTCAAGCGTAAGACGTCTTCTGCCGCGCTCGACCTGTCTAGCCCGGTGGGTTCGTCACGCGCTTGCCTATTTTGCACTGATGGCGAAACTCAGTCAATAGTCATCTTCCCTGATGCATCTGCACGCGTTACTAAGTCTTGGTCTGAATGGACCGTGGACGATCGTGAGTACATGCCTATCTGTATCCTACCTAAGTTTATTGGTTCTAAGTTGTATGTAGTCATCAAGGACTCTGATGGACGGTACACACAGATCGCGCAGTCTGTGTCCGGACGCCCACTCGATTTCGTGTTGCTCGTCAACGATGCTGGTGATAAGGCTGGCGCGGATGAGCTTGCCTTCGGTGCGCCGGCACTTCGTTTCCATGTAGGTTACGATGAGCTTACGACTATCAACTCTATCCCTGGTGCTGATGGCGCATTTATTGCCTGTTCTATTCGTTCAGCTACACAGGTTATCCCTGATTTCACTCGTTTGATTGCCGGTGAACCTACGTTCAATCGTCAGCCACTCTTCGATGTAGGCGCGTTCGGGCCGGAAGCTGTTACCGATATCAACGGTGACACTGCGATCGTTTACCCTGGAGGTATTCGCAGCTACAACTCTGTCCAACAGCTGAAATGGCAGGGCAAGAACTCGCCACTTAACCGACAGATTCAGAATCTCACTACTGTTGCGCTTCAAACAACCGGCGCCACTTGCCAGTTTGACAACTATACGGGTTTCGCTGTTCAGACTAAGTTCGGTCCGGGTATTGTTTGGTGGGATCAGACGCTTGGAGTGTTCGTCGCGCTGGATATTTGGCCAGAAGTCTCCAAGATTCTTGAGTTCGCTGTCGTAAATACAGTTTCGCAATCTCGTTTGTACTTCCGTACAGATGCGAATAAGATTTTCGAAGCATTCGCTGGTGCGTATGGCGAAGGGCAGATCACTTTTCAGGATCTCTCGCCAGTCGATGGCGGCGCTGTGATGGCACTGCGCAATTTTGGTGCTGCGTTCCTGCTTGGTACGCAGGCTGGCTACGGTTCTATCGACGTTTACGCCGATCGCACGCTGGTTCATACAAATACAGAAGCGCTTCCAGTCACTTCTGCGCAAGAAGATCCTTCTGCGCGCCCTATTACTCCCGGTGTGATCGTGCCTGACACTCGTTCGCTTGAGCTTAAGATCACTAATCCAGTTCGCGCTTACAAAAATACTGTTGTTGTGCGATGGACTGGTGATGCTAAGCTATCCGCTGTGACGATTGACACTGAAGTTACGAATGGCACGCAGAACGTTGGAGTTCCTTCACCACAGACTATTACTCCTGAGACTAAGCTGATCTTCTTCTCTGACGATGGGCAGATTAACGCTAACCGCGCGGCGAATAACATTCGTATGCGTGGCGAGTCTTCTGTTACTGCGTTCATTGGCGCAGGAGACCACGCTTACGACTCAGGTACTGAAGCGCAAGTCAATGCTAACTTCAAAGCGTACTGGAATGTAGAGAAACTAGCCAATAAACTCTACGCTGCTCCTGGTAATCATGACCTCGACACTGGCGACGGCACGCACTTCTTCCAATATGTCAGACAAACGCCTGAGCGCTACTCGAAGGTTCAGTTCAACGACCACACTGAGGTATTCCTCTTTAATTCTGGACTCAACACTGCCGGAACCCAAACCGATCCGCTCAATAGCGATGGAGCTTCGTTGCTTCTCTCTACGCAAGCGCAAACGCTACTCGCAGATCTAGCTGCGTCAACCGCTCGTAACAAGATCGTTGTGTGGCATCATGCGCCATACACATCATCTGCTACGTACTATCCTGGAATTTCCACTTTCCAGCCTCTTACCGAAGCCATTGCTAAAGCTGGTGCATCTGCGCTGGTCTGTGGCCATGCGCATCTGTACGAACGGTTGAATAAGTATCTGCCTATCTTTATTGTAGGTACCGGCGGCGCTCCTTTGCACGAACTAAGTACGACACTTGCAGAAGGATCTAAGAAACAAATCATCGACTATGGCTATCTCAGAGTCAACGCCGGACCTGTTCGATGCATCTGGGAGTTCGTCGGATCAGCAGGTACCGTCTTGGATAAGTTTATCACTTGAGGATAAAGTCAGTGAGTGTGTGCGTTTTATCCGTAAAACCGATAAGAGCGCATACACTCACGTCGATGATATCAAACTGGAAAACCACATACGATATGCGATTGAGACTGGGCAGATCTATTGTGTATTTTCTGGCGACACTGATGACCTAATACATCTAGCCACATGGAATGTGCTCCCTAAAGAACAGGTAGTATTCCTTGTCGGTATCATCGGTGATAAACAATTCCTGCGCCATATGTTGTCTATGTGGCGCGGGATGTTCCCTTTCTATGATTTAAAGTACTTCCGCAATGGACGTACTGTTCAGCGTAAGAACAATAAAATTCCAATCCACAACTAATATGGGCGGCGGACCTACATACCAAAACAGTCAGGAAACTACGGCAGACATGATGAAGGCATGGACACAGTACATGCCTGAACTTACTCGCGTAACGGGTGAGAACATTCTGCCTATGGAGCTTGCTCAGTTGCAAGCGCAACAGCAACTGGCGCCTCAGCAGGCGCAGTTGAGCTATGATGTCGCGCAGAAGTATCTGCCGCAGTTTACTCAACTTGGCATCGATCAGGCCAGCCAACAGGCTATGGGTCAAGCTGCGTCCGATGCCGCTCTGATGGCTGGACCCGGAAAAGAACTCGCTGCAAACACCCTTGCTATTCAACAGATCCTTGATCCGGAGTTCTATAAGTCTCGCGGACAAGCTGGCGATGCACTGACTAAGTTGTTTGGCTCGCTCGACGATCCGAATACTGGACTTTCTGGTGCCGAGCGCGAAGAGGTCACAAGAACTCTCGCGCGCGATAACGCCTCTCGCGGCAATCTTGACGCGACGCAGAACTCAACCGTTGAGGCTGCTATGAATATGGGCAGCGCTGGCCAAGCTCGTAAAGCACAAAAGCAAGCTGCTATTGGTCAGGCCGTGCAATCTGCTGCCGGCGCAATGCCCGCGTTCCGTACTGGTGTTGACGCCCTCCAGCTTACTACAGGTCGTCCGTCTACACCTAATGTTGGTCTTGGCCAGTTCGGCGGCGTGCAACAGGTTGGTAATAACACGATGCAGCTTGGTTCTCAGCTTATGCAGCAGACTGGTACGTTTGCAGGGAATAATCAGCAGAACCAAGCTACGAAGAAGGATGCCTTCGATAAGTTTGGTCAAGTTGCTGGCGGCCTTGGCGCTATGACTTCCTGCTGCTGGACATTCCGCGAGTTCACCAAGGATAAATTCCCTGACGGTGTACCTTGGTATGTGCGCGCGTCTCGCGACGCACATTATACACCTGCTCGCCGTGAGGGTTACAGATTGTTCTCCAAGCACATGGTACCTCTTATGCAGAAGCATACGACTATCCGGTTCCTTGTTGACCTTCTCATGGTTGATCCTTTGACTAAGCATGCTGCGTGGCTTGCTGGAGTCAACAAGCATGGTTGGATCTATGAACCGTTTAAGGTTGCATGGCTAGGCTTTTTCCAACTGCTAGGCTCACTCGATGGAGAACCTGCCGAGGTCTACAACTAGGCTTTGGTAGGCG